CAATTATATAGTTTCATTTCTGCTTTTTTTGCGCTGCACAGTTGTACGAGCGAACTCATACGCTGATCCAGGGCTGAGACTAGTCCCTTAATCATCAAATACTTCTGATTACTCAAGGAAACTCTCGTAGAGTATGTAGCATAGTCGGAAGAGGATTCTACCATAGAATCAAGGTCTTTAGCTGTTTTTTTCTTCCCTGAGCTAAAAGCCTCTTCCTGAATATCTCTAGTAGTCCTAGCGACATATTGTGTCAGATTAAGGTTAGCCGCATCCAACTCTGTCTTGGCTCGGGCCAAAAGCCCAGCCCAATGAGAGTAATTTACAGGTTGCTCCGTTAGTTCGTCTTCCAGCCTAGACTGGTCGATAGTTACAATAGCATCACAAATCAAGACATAGTTTTCCCAGGTCATATCTTCATATGCCAACAGTAGTTGTTCCGATTTGTTCATCAAAAATAGTCCTCCATAATTTAGGGTTTAGGTTTTTAAACATGAGCATTCCTCTTGCCATGCTTTCAGTAATATATTCGTTAGTATTTTCTACCCAATCTTCCTTAGTTTCATGATGCCCTCCCAGCCCTGTAGTTTCTAGAAGAACATGACAGATTTCATGAAGGAGGGTATGTCTTCCTGTCTCTAGGTCTACAGCTACATCTAGAGAAATAATGCACTTATCAAAATCTGCTTCTCCGTAACAAGTTACTCCACTTGATTTTAGATTCTTTACAAATTTGAAAGTATAAGTTCTCCATCCTGCATTAAAGGTTAGCTTCCTCTCTTTAATGGTATCATAAAGGGGGTTACTCATCGAAGGGTGCATCCTCACTCATGCGTAAAGTAGAATAGTCTACAGTCATCGGGACTACAAATCTGGGTCTGCCGTTTCTCGATTTCATTACATAAGCTCTCATGAGCCCCTCGTCAAATTCCTCTTCCTTCTGATTCAGAGATATAGCGAAATCGCAAGTACGGATCTTTCCATACGAATCTCCTAACTCGGCATCTGTAATAACTTTTACCAATCGTCCCATCCTGTTAGTTTGTGTTGCAGTCCAGACGAGGTTAGCATTCTCCATAGCCAATCCCCGTAGCTCCTCTGCAATTCTCTGTTGAGCCAAGTACTCATGCTGAATCTCCCTGGTAGGGCGCAAAAGCTCCAGGTAATCCACTATGATTAAGTCAGGCTTAAACTCCTCGTAGTTAGCAAGTTGAGTAAGGAGAGCCCTCACCGTGTTAACTGTTGCCGTGCTAGTAGGGAACTCTTTAATAACAAGCCTACCTTTAAATTCCTTTTGGAAAATGCCTAGACGCTCATTAAGATCCAACTGACCCGTAGGCTCCTTTAGCTTCTTCTGGGGGATTAAGCTCATAATGGAATCGAACCTCTGAGCAATCTTATCCTCTGACATTTCCAGCGAAATGTAAAGGACATTATTACCCCCCATGATAGACTTAACAGCCTGATTGACCAAGTAAAGGGATTTACCTGTTCCTGGGGGAGCAACTACCATAGCTAACTCTTTGATGCCTAGCCCACCCTCCAAAGACTTATCCAAAGAGGGGAGGACAGTTGCATACTTCTTTTCTTCCTTCTTGTTAATAATACGATCCCACCTGTCCGCAACACAAGAGAAGTAGTCCTGACCATTATCAACAAACCTACTGACCGTAAGTGCTTTTCGCACGATCCCTTCAATATCTCCGATCTTATCCTCTTTTAGTAAGATTACGCTTTCGGTAATGGCACTCTTCATGGCTTCCTTTTTCGCAAAATCCTCCACGATATCCATGAAGTATTCTTGGTTACTGAGGCAGGAAGCGTCTAAGGAATTAATATACTCCAATTCATCTGCGTAATCAGAGAGGTTCTCTTTAGGAGACTTGGTAGCCCTAATCTCCTGTAGGATAAAATCATCAGGAGGAAGTTGCCTATACTCATTATAATATTTGTTAACAGTTGTAAAAATATTAGAATGAACACCAAATTCAAAATACTCGGGCTTTACTAAGTTTACAATTTGGGAATAAAAATCAGTATCACTTTTGAGGAGAAAAAGCATTCCCCTCTGAATGTTGTCGGAAAAATCGTATTTCATTGAATTTTGATACGGGGATCGTTGGGGCCACTAGTCTTCTTGGTCATATTCTTATCATAGACAGTTGCAGTCTGAATTTTAGCAACATTCTCCTTCTCTCTTCTCCTCTTCTCACTAATTGGTCTAAAATGTCCTGCCTTGTCCCTTGTTTCTCCACTCAATTTATCAGCTTCCTTATTCCACCCCTCAGGATTAAAAACAACTCGCTGATACATAGCATTACCGTGTTGCATAGCTCTTTCAGAATCTTTTATAAGCTCCTTACACACTTCATCCGAATCTCCTGAAACATGGCCTCCTGTCTTGGCTAATTTTCTATCTCTATCTGGAAATCCCTTAGACAAGAAATGCACAGCAGGAACATTGTGCTGCCAGTATTTCTCACATAATTTATTACATTCAGGGCACTTAGTTTTTCCAGGAGCTTTTCCTATCTTACAGTCTCGCTCCCAATAAACCTCACACTCCCTACATATCCACTCAAAAATAGCCATTAGATACTAAAAGACTCCCCACATCCACAACTGTTAGCTGCATTAGGATTAATAAACTTAAACCCTCTTCCCATCAGACCTTCTTCAAAATCAATGATGGTATTATTAACATAAAGAAAACTCTTGGGATCACAGACTACTTCGATATCTTCTGGCTTCCACTCTTTGATCGAAATTTGATCCATTTCTGTCTTGTGATTATCAAATCCCAAAGTATAAGAAAAGCCAGAACATCCTCCCCCTTTAACCCCAACCCTGAGATAAACTTTCCCCAAATCTTGTTCATGGACTATCCTCCGCATCTCGATAGCAGCACGATCACTTAACATTATCATTTTGATTCATAGTCCCTTATTGCACTCTTGATAGCATCCTCTGCCAGGACACTACAATGAATTTTAACAGGAGGAAGACTTAGTTCCTCAACAATTTTTATATTAGTTATATCCCTAGCCTCAGCCAGAGTTTTACCCTTAATCCATTCAGTAGCGAGACTACTCGACGCAATAGCTGAACCACACCCAAAAGTTTTAAACTTAGCATCGACAATTCTATCTCCTTCCACCATAATCTGGAGCTTCATTACATCTCCACACTCAGGGGCTCCTACCATTCCTGTACCTACACGCACATCCCCCTTATCAAAGGACCCTACATTCCTGGGGTGGTTGTAGTGGTCTAATACTTTTTCACTATAAGCCATCTCTATCCTTTGGGGGTACTCCACAAGTATACCAAGCCCAATAATGTTTAAATTCCTCCTCTGTCATTTCAGAGGGGTGAACTCCTACAGGAAATTTAGGCTCCACAGTCCCCTCCTGCAAGCGAACACATCTCTGCGGTTTGGATCTTTTCTTCATGCTCCTCCCCCATATATTTAGCTATGTTCTCCTCCGTAAGAGGAATTGCCTCTAGGGGTTCATTGCCCTTAGAACCTGCCCGATATACTGTAAGACCTTTGAGGTACGGAGCATAATCCAGAGCCGCTTGGGAGAACTCTTCTGGAGTAGCTTCTGAAGGAAGGTTAATGGTTTTGGAAATACATGAATCAATGTATTTTTGGATAGTAGCTTGGACCCGAATGTGGTCCTCGGGGGCCACATCATACGCTCCGACAAAAGCTTCCAACGATTTCCCCTTTTCGTAGTATTCTTTGAATAACGGATCGACAACTAATTTTTCCTTCCAGATGTTAGCGTGTCGGTATCTTCGCTTATACAAGGCTGAGAAGATGGGCTCAATACCGCTACTAACACCGTGTAACATACTAATAGTGCCACAAGGGGGAATAGTGAGTAACACAGCATTTCGGATACCGTGTTTTTTGATAAGCATTCTAATTCGTGCGGGGAGCGTCTTCGCAAATTCTTCATTTAAATATTTCTTGTAATCAAATTCGGGAAAAGGTTTCTTGTCCCTTGCAAGATATATAGACATTTTATATGCCTCATCTCTAATAGTAGCAAACAATCTTTCAAGAAACTCCAAACACTTCTCATCCCCATACCTGATACCCAATTCGATAAGCATATAATGTAAGCCAGTTACACCTAACCCTACTCGACGGGACCTCTCCCCTACACGCTTGCAGGTTTCTGTAGGAAAAGTATTTATAGTAAGAACATTATCTAAAAACCGAATCCCAGTTCGGACAGTCTTAGCCAAGCGTTTCCAATCGACA